GCGTCTACTGGAGTTTCTTCAAAGTGATTATCGGCAAGAGCCTCAAGAAAATCATCAAACTTCATGGACAATTGTGATCACTTCATCCTTTTTAGCAATATCAGAAAGTCTACGCATAATCTCATCACGAATTTCTGGATGTTCGGATGCTATATCTCTAAGAATTGCCATGAGAACTTCTTGTTTCTTTTCTATCTGTAACATCTCTTCTGCAAGTTCTTTGTTTTCAAGAAGTCCCGCTTTTTGCAACATGTCAATTCTCTTAGACTCAATGTCCATAACAAGTTTGATTGCTTGGGTTTTTGCTCCAAGATTGTTTGTTAGTGTAGCCTCATCAATAACCTCATAAGATTTTGAGATTAGTTTATTATAATGAGTATCTGCAACAGCAAGTGCTTCTTTTGCACGAGCACGAATTGCATCATTAGCAGATGCCATGACCTTCCACTCATTGATATGTTGAACAACACGAGTTCTTGGAATAGCAAGATCCTTAGAAATTTTAGTTGCGTCATTACCCTTTAGGTATTCTCCAACAACCGTATTAATCTCATCTAGATGTTTAATTAAATCTTCTTCAGTCGACATTTCTTTCCTTTGCTATTTTTAAAAGTACAAGATAGCCAATTAAATCATCTATGTCATTGTCCCCTGGATAATCGGAGCCTTTCATAAGTCTGCTTAACTTATCATCAATGCGAACATGAAGTTGTTCTCTTGGATCTGACTTACTAAAAATTCTTACAGGACTCAATGCAGAATCTCCATAAGCAATATTTTTATCTATTAACATTTTTGCAATGTTATGACATGTATCTAAAATTTGTGAACCAGATGGTGCTCCAGTTGAATGCAAATACAAATCTTGGCAACTAAAATTTTTAACATCTGAATATACTGGTTCTGGTCTCATCGCTTTGACTTCCTTAATCCAAACTTCGCAAGGTATACATAAATAGTTTCCACACTGACCCCACATTCTTGTGCTATGGCCTCTGGAGTTTTCTTATCAATATGATATCTCTTCTTAAGCCATAATTCACTTGTATATAGTTTAGCAGCCATAGTGATCCCTGTCAAATTGCCTTATCCCAATTATTAATTGCCCAATGCCCAATGCCTGCAGAGTCAGCAACATCGTTATCTGTTATTTTTTTATCATAAATAATATCTAATAATTTAATTGTTCTTTGCTTTCTAAATTCTCTTTCATATGATTTATACCAAGATGCTGATTTGTTAGGATTTAAAGATCTAATCTGCATCTGTTCTTCCTTGGTTAATTTTTTATTTCCTAAATAAGACTGCCAAGTAATTGGAGATACCTTTCCAATAACTTTTATCCCAGCCAAACCAGCACCACCAATTATGGCACCTTGAACAAGTGCAAGATCTGCTGCAGTTTTTGGGGAATTCATGAAGACTGTATGCTCAATAACTATAGCCTCAACCAAATTAAAATGATCAAACAAGGCTTTTGTTTTTTTAGTAGCATCTATTACTTTTTGATAAATATCACTACCTTCAAACAAAATCTTTCCGTGATTACCCAAAGTTTGATACGAATAAATAGTAAATGCAAGACTATTTGTGCTTGCATCTATAGCACAAATAACTCCAGGCTGGCTGGATAATTCTGGTTTAAAGTATCTATTCGTTTCTTGTGCCTTTGTCATTTGTCATTCCTTTTATTTGTTTTAATGCTTTTTTAACATCATTAGGATTGATAGTGCAATTGTTGCACAATGGTTCATCATTATATATTGATAACTTTAAACCGCAGTGCTTGCATACTCTATTCTTTCCTTTTCTTTTTTGTCTTCGAGATTGAATATATCTTTGTGCTATTTTTTCTTTAGTTGCTTCTTCTCTACATTGTTCAGAACAATATATTTGATAAGAAATATTGGAATCGAAATTTTTATCGCACCATTTACAACTTTTCATCTTCCAGCAACTCCAGAGGTTTAAGTTTAATTACCCCTGTCTCTGCTTCAGCACATGCTTTTTGAATTGGACATTCTTTGCATATTTTAGAATTGGATCTATAGGGGTTTTGTGGCAACTCCTGCTTTTTCCAACTCGCATATACTACTCTCATCCAATCAAATGCCTGGTCTACCCACCGACGGAAATGATCGTTCATTACAACTGGTAAGGTTAATAATTCATGATTATTTTTATTTTCATAAATCATTACTCCCTTATCAATTTTCCACACTCGCATATAAATTAGTAATTGCATAAGATGACCCATCTTAGGCTTTTGACTTCTCTTTTTATATTCGAATCCTTCGTTACCTATTGTTTTTATTTCACCAATGACTCTTTCATCATTAATGTTTAGCATTACGTCACCATAGCCATCAAATGGTGGATCGTCCATTTTAACTCTAAATTCCATTGCTGGGTGTTCCTGCTTGTTATATTTTCTTGGAACTTCGTCCATGACCATTTCTTTATCAAGAATTCCAGAAAGTTCTATTGCTTGCTGTATTCTTTGATGCCCCAATGTTCCATTGTTTCTATTTGCTACACCGAAGGCAGTTGAGTTATCAAATGCGGGTGCACCATCAAACATCATGTACCAATAGCGAGGACATTCTCCAGCCCCGTAAGTCAAACCAGATGCTGAAAAATTACTCTTCTTAGTAAACTTTGGCTTTGTTTGTGCTAAGTATCCAGACTCTATTTTTTCAATTAGACCATCGACGAACGAAGTATCTTCATCTCTTACAACATTTTTCTTTTTTGATAAATCCTTTATCATTACTTCTTTTAGTAAATTTTTCATTATTATCCTTTGTTTGTATAATTATATCAGATATCAACGAGTGATGTATTTGAGAGCAGATACTAGATTGTTAATGGACTCTGCTGCAGTATAGTAAATGTTCTTTTTGCCACGATCCGACTTGTCTACATTAGCCATCCAGGTAGCCCTGAAAGCCATTTTTGCTGCGATTGCCTGTAGCCTGACAATCTCTACAGTAGCCACATTCATAGGAATATCTGGCTTTATAATAAGTTTAGCAATAAATGTCAGGGCTGTAGTTAATTCCTGATCATCCATGTACTCTGCTATTTCTGACAAACCATTAATCATTTCAAGTGTTGTATTATTCTGTTCCATTGTTCACCATCTGTTCTAGTAGTTCTAACTCTATTATAGCAAGTCTTACCTTTTTGTTTCCCTCGCCAATTACGACGATAATCGCTGGATCATTATTATTTTTAATAGCATCGGTAGTAGCCTTTGCCCATACACTTTGATTGAGCGTAAACGATTTGCCAACCTCTTTGAAATCAACAGTAAAATTTTGCCAAGTAGCATCACCCTTCTTGGTATTTCTACCAGAATTTTTATGTTGCTTTGCACCCAATCTTTTACTTTCGTTTTTTTCAGTCATTCCTTTTAACCTTCTTATATCCAACCTTACATAACTGAACCTCTGATAAATGTTTATCTGAACACATCCAAGATGCCATTCCAGTTGCTGGATAAAGCCTAATTGTTTTTACTTCTTTCTTACAAGTCTTACAAGGAAACTTTCCTTCGTAGATAGTATACTTATCCACTGATTTTAGCCTTAATCATTTCTTGTAGATCAAGATCCTCTCTTACACGATTAACAAATGCTTCTCTACCTTGAACCTTGGAACCATCTGGAAGTAAATACCATGCTCCAGTTCTTTCAACTATCCCAACAAGTTCAGCAGTGTCAACAAGATCAGCGACCCCATCAATGCCCAGGTTATCGCCTCTAAAATAGAAATCATACTCACCAGACTGAAAAGCAGGAGAAGTTTTTGAAAACTGGAGTTCCCATCTAATCTTTCTACCAATCTTTTCTTCAATAGCCTTGTCGCCAACATATATTTTTCCTTTCAGTGCCTGATTATCTGATTCAGACGAAAACAGTTTTACCACGGTTGATGAATAAAATTTGGTAGCCTGACCACCAGTTGGTTGCTGACTTGTGTACATTGCATTAATATTATTTCTAGATTGAGAAATAAGAATTAATAATGTTGGCTTAACTTTATTATTTGCATAATTAAGCATCTTCCAAGCATTACTAAAGTCACGAGATTCTGCACCAATTTGTTTTGTATTTTCTAACTGCTTTAATTCTGATGAATCTTTTTCAAAATAAATTGCTGGAAGAAGGGAGGTTATTGAGTCAACAACAATTATATCTACTCCAGCCTCGATTAGATTTACTCCTACATCTACCATTTCGTTAATTGTTCTTGCTTGAGAAACAATTAACTTAGATGTATCGACTCCTAATTTTTCTGCCCAATCTTTATCATAAGACATTTCTGCATCTATCCATGCACAGATCTTTCCTTCTTTTTGTGCTAATGCAATTGTCTGAAGACATAAAGACGATTTGGCAGATGACTTTGATCCCCAAATGAGTACTTGACGACCATATGGCAGCCCTCCATTTAATGCACGATTTAATCCAAAACTTGGAGTTGAAGCATACTCTGTCTTTGGAACTTCGTCCCCAACAAGGATGCTTTTTCTTAATTTAGGATTTAGTTGTGCTAATACATCTTCAAGGCTAACTGACATTTATATCCTCCAATATTACTGTTCCGTCTTTGGTTTTACCTAATTCAAATTTATATGCGTGTCCTTCTTCAATCTTCATGTATGCCTTAGCAAATGCAGTAGGAAACACTGTTACTGGATGAAGTTCTCTAGATGTGTCTGCTAGAGTCAGAGAAGCCATCTTTTTCCCTGCTTTCGTTATCCTAGGTTTAAAGGATACCACAAATAACTCATCATCTTTGTATGGCAACATTCTGTAGTTTAAGAATTTAACTAAAGCAGAGTCGGACCCTTTTATCTCGTCCACAGGAACAGCACTAACAATTCTGTTATCAGAACAGAGTGCAATATAACTTCGTCCAGCCTCAATCGTTGTTTGCTCTTCATCAAATACTCCAATACTTCCAGTCTTATCTAATATCTCAACACGAGACCAACCTTTACCACGCTTAATTCCTTTTACCATACCCATTAAAATAAATGAACCCTTTTCTTCAAAGTCCTCTACAGGATTAATGAACGCATGGTAGTGAGATGGAACTGTTTGTGTGAACTCTGGCAAACCTAAATATTCATAAAGATTTTCTCTTAACTCGTCATCATTTCTTGGATTATCTGGAAATGTTACAGCACCAATAATCCTTAGTGCTTCCAGCGCTCTGCTGTTGACTCCATTACCTTTTGTAAATGTAAAGGCTTTAACTTCCTCGAAAGACTTAAAAGGTCGTGCCGATATATATCGTTCTGCAATCTTATCAGAGATAAACTTGATCCCCGAGAGTCCAAACCGAATACCCTTACCCTCAATTTTAAAATCGATATCCGAATCATTAATGTGAGGTAGTTTAATGCTAATACCCATTCTTTTCGCTTCAATAAGATATTCAGTTCGTGCATCCTTGTCCCTTTCATTTTTTAATAATGAGTACATAAACTCAATTGGATAATAATACTTTAACCATGCCGTCCAATACGAGAGCGTAGAGTAAGCAACCGCATGAGACTTGTTGAACGAATAACCCGCATGCGCCTCAAAGTCATGCCATAGGTCACGAGCCTGATTAGGGCTAATAAACTTAGAAGCACCACTAACGAACTTATCACGAAACGCATCAAATTCTCTAGCATCTTTCTTTTTACCGATGATCTTACGAACCTTGTCGGCCTCAGACCACGACATTCCTCCCAATTCAACGCAGGCCTGCATAACCTGCTCTTGGTATAGGATACACCCATATGTTTCTTGTGTAAAAGGCTTCATAGTTTGGTGCAAGTAATTAACTGCTTGTCTGCCATGCTTGCGTTCAATATAGTCTTTGCCAATAGTATTCATTGCACCTGGACGAACAAGTGCGTTTGAAGCAGATAACTCTGCAAGATTTTTTACACCCATCTTAACAAGAAGGTTTGTGTATGGAGTTGCTTCACACTGAAACACTCCTTTTGTATATCCCTCAGAAAGCATCTGATAAACCTTTTGATCAGACATATCAATCTTAAGAAGATTAATATCGGTACCTTCACGCTCTTTAATAATCTTTAATGTATCATTAATTACACTTAAAGTTTTAAGTCCAAGTGCGTCGATTTTAATAAGACCAATCTTTTCAGCCTCTTCCATGTCAACAGCCACAACTGGTATACGATCATCGCTACCAGGAGAGTTGCGTGTTTCCATTGGTGCGTACCTAAAAATAGGATTTTTACTAGTGACAACACCAGCAGCGTGAATACCAGTACCTCTAATACGACCACGAAGTTGTTCTCCATATTGCTCTACCTCTGGATATTTCTCTCTAAACCATAAAGTTGTTTTTGATGTGCAGTATTCATCCCATGTATCGACTAACTTTAAAACTTTATTTACATCTACCAATGGAATATTTAATACACGAGCAACATCTCGTACAACTCCTTTATCTTTGAATTCTAAGAATGTTGCAATAGAGGCAACATGTTTATATTGTTTAACAAGATAATCTTTTACTTCGTCACGACGAGAGTCTTGAATATCTGTATCAATATCTGGAAAGTCATTACGTTCTGGATTAATAAAGCGGAAGAACAAAAGTCCATGCTCAATAGGATCTATATCTGTAATCCCTAGTGTATAACAAAGTAATGAGCCAGCAGATGATCCACGACCTGGGCCAACCATGATGCCTTCTTTCTTTGCCCAAGAAATCATACTTTGTACAACAAGAAAGTATGGACCAAATTTTTTATCTTTAATAACCTTTAACTCTTCTTCAAGTCTATCAATATATTCTTTGTTGTCTGCAAGACCCTTATCTTTTAATCCTTCATAAGCAAGGTCTGATAGTTGCTTATCTGGATTTTTATACTGAACTGGTAAAAGATTAAGACCATCTTTAATGTCATAGTCTTCGATCTTGTTAGCAAGGTCTATTGTATTTTCATAAATATCAGTTCTCCAAATTGCTTGCTTTTCCATAGCAGCCTGAATCTCTTCATATGAAAGAAGATGAATGTCAAACTTATTAAATGACATCTGTCTATCTGCTCCATATAGATAGTCAAGTCGCTTCATCAGTTCGCCCTGCTTTTTAGACTTTTCATATGTAGCATCTTTTTGAATTTTATTAGAATATGTATTAAGAATAAGTTTTAATTCCTGAATTTCTTTTTGTGATGGATCAACATGATGGCAGTCTGGAGTTACAATTGGCTTAACCTTAAACTCATCTGCTAGTAATAATATATTTCTGTTAATTGATTCATCATTATGTGGCATGACTTCAAGATAATAGTCATCACCAAACTGTTCCTTAAACCATCTGATATATTTTTTAGCCATTGCAAGTTCTTCAAGTTCGATTGACTTAGCAATAATTCCACTTGGACAAGCAGAAGATACAATAATGCCTTCCTTGTACTTAGATAAAACTTCAAAGTCTATTCTTGGCTTTTTATAATATCCTTCTGTCCAAGCAATCTCATTTAATTTATTTAGGTTTTCTAATCCTACCTGATTCTTGGCAAGAAGGATAATATGGTTATAAACCATATCGAGTGGAGTTGTTCTATCTGCTTTATCTCGCTGATCGAATCTATCTTCACACATATACCCTTCTATGCCAAGAATAGGCTTTATTCCATTAGCCTTAGCAACACGATACATTTCTCTGTGGCCAGAAAGGGAGCCATGGTCAGTAATCGCTATTGCAGGCATACCCAACTTTGTAGCACGTTCAACATATTCAGATGGCAACCCAATACCATCGAATAGGGAAAAGTGAGTATGTAAGTGTAATGGAACGTAGTTCATCTACTACCAGTCGATATTCGTCGCTGATGTAGATGAAGGCGAATCAAATCCAAGATAGAATGCTTCTTGTTCTGCATATGGAACACGACGCAATGCCTTCTCTAGTGGATATGGTTCAATGTCTTTCCAATCGAAAGGCTCCTTATCTGGAGCAGAAGGAATCAAAGTGTATGATGTTTCAGTTCCCTGACCATTACGCTTTAACTTCCAAACTACATTTGAGATGCTGCCTGTTTCAAGGGCATACTCACGAATTGTATTAAAAGCAGATTGCTTACTTACACCCATTGACCAAATTGCAACATATGGATTTTCTTCCATGCCATCGTCAACAAGCACGTTGCAGTAAAAGCGAAGACGACCACGCCATCCGCTATTTCCCTTTGGATCTTTACGATACATTTCTTCAGCCCAGTCACGGCCTTCTGTATCAAGAGTGTCTACAGCCTTACGCTTGTAGTCCTTTGGATTTGTGTGTTCCTTAACAACTAGTGCAAGGCCACGCTCTTCCTTATAATGTGCAGAGTCCTCATCAAGTTCTTCGATAAAACGAATCTTTACAGATTGTCCATCAGCCAACTTGAGCCAGCGTACTTTTGGTGCGCCGTCATCGTTCTTCTTGTCGAGCAGGGCATTGATGTTTTTTAATCCCTTAATAACGCTCATGTTTTTCTCCTTTGTTTTCTCTAGTTTAGCATAGACAGTATCGACTTGTCAAACTGTAAGTCCAGTTCTTGTATTGACTTATCATCCATATCGCCTATATCTTTGTATTGTTTGTTTATATTTATTACAGTAACACTAGATCCTAGTTTTTCAACTATCTTTTCTTTCATGTTACCGCCTGCCTCGTCATTATCAGCAATAACCATTATATCGCTAAAGTATTTTTGAAGCAATCCTATTTGTTTTGATGAGACATTTGCACCTAATGTAGCAACTGCTGGTAGCCCAATCTGATCTAGCCGAATGGCATCAAAAGATGATTCTACTACATATACACGACTAGCAGTCTTAACACGATTTAAATTAAATAATATTTTTGATTTAGGAAGTCCAGTTGTATTTTTAAAAACTTTACCCTCTACAGATCTTCCAACAAAACCTACACACAATCCTTCATGATTTTGTACAGGTATAGTTACCATATCTTGGTTTTCTGAATAGCCCAACTTAAATTTCTTTATAGACTCTTCATTAATCTTTCTTCCGCTAAAATATTTAATGGCCCTATCACTTGCTAGTGCTTGATTGTGTAGTTTGTTTACTATTGCCAAATCTAATTCAGGCCATTCTTCTTTATCAACTAACTTAGAAGAAATATCAGATAGAATATTTGTTTCTACTTCTTTGCTTTTAATAAATCTAATAGATTCAAAATATGTTCTGTTGGAACAATGCATTACTAACTCTATCAGGTCTGCAGTATGGCTACATGAAAAACAAAAGAAAAGTCCAGTGAACTTATTTATTTCTCCTGCAGGGGTTCTATGATTTGCATGAAATGGACAAAATACAACATATTCAGATTCTGCCTCTTTTTCTATATTTAAGCCAGATCCTGCGAGTACTCTTTTGATTTGATTGGCTGTATATGAATTGGCTTCGTTCCGTCTATTCCTAGTATCCATTCTGTTTTCTTTCTCCCTATATATATTCCATATATGCTTAGTATAAAGTTGTATGTATTGTTTTTTTCATTATATTCTATTGTAAACTGTGGATCAATGTCAAATCTTGGGACATATCCAGACAGACGCATCTCAGACATAACAAGTCTAACATACTCTTGTTGTAGCCTATATATTGCTGAGTCATCATAGATAACTCCGTCCATGCCAAACCTTTTGATTGGTTTGTGCTGATATGTCTCCATACCGCATATTATACTGTCTTATCTTCATAATCCTTATATCTGTAGTATCCCTTGTCAAAATCGGCCTGGACTAAGAATTCACCCATAAAACCATTACGGTTCTTCCTAAATACACATTCAATAATATCACTATTAGTACCTCGACCAAGGGCAAGAACCCAGTCAGCATCGTAGGCAATCTGTCGTGACCATGCAGTTTGACCAAGGGTTGGGACTGTTTCAAGTTTAGTAACATCATCTGGTGTAGCAGAGGAGATGGCAATAATAGGAACCTCTTCTGCAATAGCCATTAGTTTAAGTTCTCGTGAAAGGTTTTTCATTCTTACAGTTTCATTATCTGATTTTTGATTTGGAGACATAAGTTGTAAGTAATCAACAATCACAAAGTCTGGTTTGTACTGATCAATCTTTCCACGAAGAACCATTGGGTTGATATCACCACCAGTATCGTTTGAAATAATATGAAACTCTGGTCTACCCTTAACAGTTTTAGTATGCCATGATTTAAGCATATCCATCTCTACTTGTCCAGCACTTAATTTACGATGAGACCATACACCCTCGCCCATAATTGCAAACACACGATTTCGAACCTCAACCTCAGACATTTCAAGACTTATGATCATTGGGCTACGACCCTGTTTCCAGGCCTGTACAGCGAAATAGAGAGACAACCAAGACTTTCCTATACCTGGATATGCAAGGAAGACTCCTAACTGCCCTGGCATGATTCCAGAAGGTAAGTAGTTATCAAACCCTGGAAGTCCAGTTTTAATCCCAAGCGCTCCTGCTTCCTGCTGCTTCTTTAAATTTTCAAAATATGCAACAGCAGAATCTAAATCTGTTACATCAATATCACGAATGGCTGCAGTATTTTTTCTTAACTCGGCAGTCTTTGTAATTAAAGATTCTAATGCTTCTAGTCCAAGACCACCCTGAACATCTGTAGCAGCAGATCTTAATATGTCTTTTAGACTATTAACTAAATACTCTGATTGTAATTCTTCAAGATGATGCTTGGTTGATCCAATTCCATCTACAACTTCGAAGTCTCTAAACTTTTCTACTACTAACTCTACAGGAGGAACCGTTCCATTATGTTCATAATATTTTCTAATAAACTGCCAAACATCTAAATGTGTTTTTAGTATGCCCTCAACATTGGCCTGTAGCATAACATGCGCTTGCTTATCTTTAAGAACGGCTGATATTAATCTTACTTCTGAATTATTCACTTAGCCATTCCTTCGCTTTCTGTCTACGCTGTTGTCGTTCTTTTAAATCTTTTTCTTGTTCTTGAATTCTTTCAAGTATATCATGTGCTATATATGCAAAATGATTCCATGAAGGGTTTTCAGTAATGTCAAAATAATATTCTAATAGTGCATAGCACTGTTCAATGCCATATGACTCTATAAGGGCATCGGCAGACCACTGCTCAATCCACTTATTGTATTGTGGCTTCTGTCCTAGTTTAAACTTATAGTGTTTATCAAACCTACTCAACAGAGCCAATCGCTTCTGTTTGTCGGTCATACTATTCGCTTTCTGCTAGTTCAACTTTCGCTTCTGCTATTTTTGCTGTTAGTTTTTCTTCAACAAACTTATACACACGCTCAAACGCCTGATCTGTATTTTCTCCATCACGCTTTGAGTCTACAACGCCAAGGTCTAATCTAAGTGACTGAAAATTACCAAGGTTTAGTGTATAGCCAAGTGTTACTGATACTTTTGTATCTTCCATTTCATACCCTTCTGTTAAATTGATTCTGACCAAATTGGAATAAATCTTCCATCTTCAGTCTTCGTATATGTCAGTATACCATCTCCCATACGCCGTGTCAACTCAGCCTTTGTGGGAGTAATGTCATTTGTTATTAAATTATCTTTTCTCGGTCTACCAATATGGTATGTAGCCAGTATATCACGAATCTCTTTTACTTGTGACTCAGAGTAATATGATCTTACTTGCCATCCTCGTTCCCCGCCTTTTTGTGATCCAGTTGGGAATGGAATAACGCCACGCTTCATAAGTGATGGCATATACTTTTTATGACGATTAACAAGATCGGCAGTTTCGCCTACTGTGTATGCTCTTTCTCTTTTAGTTTTAAAATCACTTATCAAACAACTCTCTAATCTATCTTTAGTAATGTTATATATTGACATTATGCCATTAGATCTGTTATAATGCACAATCCTAACAAGATCTTTATTTAAAAACCAAACTTTTTTATTTCCAGGTATTACAGGGGCGACATTGTAATCTTGGCTCGTTCTATTTCCTTTTCTAGCAGCCATTTACCTTCCTTTGAATCTGAAGGTGGATGAAAAAATCTTCTTGAACCACAACACAAACAATATACCTCTATGTGAGAAAGAGAATTGTGAACTCTGTCTACCAGCATATTCTTTGAACATTTTTTGCATTTTATCATTAATTAGGTATGCCGACAATAATTAAATTAACACCAACCGAAACCTCTCCAGCAACATTGAAGTTTACTACTCCGTCTACTCTTGATGTTGTTGGTTGTCTTAAAACCACTGTAACATTTTTGCCAGCATCTCCTCCACCAATATTTACTGGAGTTGCTGTAACAATTGGTGGATATTTAAATTCAGGATTAAATTGATATGAAAATGTTTGTTGTCCTCCAGCAGCCTGGTTACTGCTTGTAACAACATCCACATATCCTGCTATAACTCTTGTCTCAGATATTTTTGCACTCTGTGATGCAAACTTAGGGACATCCACAGTTACATACTTATAGATGGCTGGGGAAACTTGAACCGATACATCGTTAAGGGTTCTTACTATTTGATCAATATAAGCAACGTCTATTGGCTGCCCTGGTTCTGGTGGTGATATTTTTGCCATGATTCCTCCTGTCTAATTATATCAGACTTGCATCATTTTCAAATAATGTTGATGTTGCAAATCTTTCTTTTTGTAATGTTGGCTTTTGAACAGCAATCTTAATTGATGTTTTGCCTTGCCCATAAACAATAGAATAGTTAGTTTGTGATGTCTTTGTATAAAATTCCCATTTACTTGTTGGGTCAGCATGGTTCCACTTAACATAAATATCATACTCAGAAATATTTGGTTGTGGTTCCCAAACTATGTTAATAATTTTATTTGTATTATTTACAACAATAGCATTCATAATCTCTTCTGCTGTATCCTCAGCAATAATTTTATATGTTGGTGACCAGTGAGATGTTCTATTTTTATCTTCAGATATAAATCTATACCTTAAAATATATACGCTCTTATTTTGTTCTGAGTTTGCAAAAACTCCAGGTAGTTTTGCTTTAGGTATAATTACCTTTTTAATTCCACGATCTGGAACTGCCATTATTGCACATCCAAGGCAAACCTAAACTCAATATAGTTTGTTGTATTTGCTGCTTTAACTATTGTTTTTGCGTCATCAGTTCTAACTACTGTATATCCAGTTAATCCATAAATGGGGTTTGTTGTTGCAATATTTTCAAACCTGATAGCATCAAGACCTATATAAAAATTACTAGATACAGAACCATTTTTAAAAATGCTTGCATAAATTTTTGCAGTTGTTATGTTGTTCCATGTAAAACCAGTCTGCTTATTTAATTCTTGTAATTCTTTTGTAATGACAAAATATCTATTATTTGCAAAATCATAATCATCATCTTTTAGTACTATCTCAAATCCAGCAGTTGATGGTTCTCCAGAAGCATTTGTATCAGATGGAGCAAACTCTAAAAGTATTCTAACTTCATCTGGCTGAAATGATGGATCTGGATCTTTATTAATAACAGTAAATGCTAACTTTAATTGATCTGTTGGAGCATTCTTATTAAAACTATTTAGATTAGTTGAAGATAAATGTATGTGTCCAGAATTTGTTGTTGCAACAAGATGATCGTTTGTCAGATTTAATGTAGACATGTCTCCTCTTAAAATAACAACATTGTTATAAAATCTTGCCCTTTCATATCTATCTGATCTTGTTTCATCAGTAAAAATTCTATTATCAGCATTTGTCTGAAATGCTATCTCAGTTCTATTAATCTTATTATCTTTATCTTCCCCGTCTAAAGGATCGTAAATAATTGGAAGGGCGGTAGCACTTGTGCCAATATGGTATTCCCAGTTTTCATTAACTGTAAATGCATAAAGAGTTTTGCTATCGTATGCTCCTGCAGATGGGTTTGCTCCTGCAGAATAAATACCAACTTCAGAAATCTCATATCTTTCATCTGTTGGAAGTTCTGCAGTTAAAACAATTTTATTTATGCCATCTTCATATACATAGCCTCTTGAAGTAATTGCTGTTCTAAACATCTCAAAATCTAAACATGTCTTACCAGAATAAACTCCAAGGCTTTGGTTACTGCCCAAAGGCTTAGGGCCACAGCCTAAAGCGACATATGACGCATATGCTGGTGCTTGACCAATCAAATACTTTGCTAATATATTTTTGCCTGTTTCAGTTATCATTATTCCACCACATATATTGTATCATCTAGAATATCCCCCTCTGAGATTAAAGACACCTCTACCTGCTCATCCTTACCCATATTAATAACATTTATAATAAGATTTCCAGTTTCAGCATCTATATAAACAATAGAGCAGTCTGGGCCTGTGCCACAGAGTGGTACTCTTTTGCCAAAATCAATTGGGAACTTTTTAAAATAATTTCTATCTGCATCCTGTAATGCTAAAATATTTTGTGGGTTATACTGAAAAAACAAATTTGTTAAATTTTTAATAGGAACATAAGAAACATTTATGCCATTAAGTGCATCTGCTCTAACAATATTTATTAATTCTTGACCACCTATATTTTCAAAAATTAGGTCTGTCATTAACTCTATTGGTGTTGTATCATCTTTATACAGAATAATATCTGTTGTGGCAGCCTTGACTGCTGGCTTTGGAGTTGAAACAGTTGGAGATGTATTAGGAAGGTTTGGGGTTGCATCTATTGAATTTGTCATTTTATACCTCGCTCAAATACAGGTTCATTTCTGGACCAGCATTACTCTTTTTATACTCTATGCTGTAAACTACAAATCTTTGAGTATTAGGTGCTATTATATCATCACCCAATATATCCTTATATTCTACATTAACAATATCCCCTAATTGGATCATTGGGTTTGGAAATATCTTTACTCCTATGTTTTTCCTTGGACGAAGAATCTTGTTTATAATCCAACCCATTAATTCATTGGCATCATCTGTAGTCTGAATATATGCAGGATTTAATGAAAACTCTTTTTTACCATATGTGAGCCTACTTGTTTTAATCTTATCATAATCTTCTGTTGCCTTGATTGGAGAAACAATTTTTCCATCTTTTCCAATCATTGGGTCTGCAAAATTTGCTTTTTTCTCAAAGTATGAATCAACAGAAAGTTGTCCAGTTGATGACTGTGTGAATGCAATTCCTTGTATTCGTAAATAGTTACCACTTGTTTCATCTAAGTTTAAAGATGTATCTGTAGCATTGAATACTAAAAACTCTGCACCGTATGATCCACCTCTAAAGCCAGAAGTTGTATAACCTTTTATTCTATTAAATGTTGGTGATAGTTGTGAGTAAAGTGCTGGATATGCCTTATCATATCTTACCTTTAGATATGCTGCCTCTCTCATAATCGTTCCAAACTCATCAAAATAAATACTAAAAGATGGTGGCTGTGCAGTATTAATGCCAGATAAGTATGTGGACTGAATCATGCCAGACATAGCATACTTTCTAAAAGATTCACTAGCAGTTATTTGCTCATCCCCAAATGCTGCTGATACTGGCGTATCTAATGCAAAAGATGTATTCTGACTATAGTTGTTTGCAAGTGCATATACATTTTCAAACATACACTTTGACCCACCACGAACAAATAATGCCATATTGTTATAAACTGGTAGTGGACTGGAATCATCTACAATCTTAACCATATTATTATTTATGTATAGATAGAACCTTCTTGTTGCACCTATATCTTGATATTCGACTGCCAAATCATATACAGTAGATTTTTCTTCTGCAACCATTCTTGCTTGGCCAGTGAACTTTCCATCATCAACAATAATATTGGTTAGTCCACCCCATAGTTTAACTGGTATTGCTTTACCGCTTGAATCTGCATAGACTTTATAAAAAATAACATTATGTAAGTTATCTGTATCTGCAGAATATGATTTAACATTTTTTTCTGTAAGCGCAACTATTTCAAAATAATAACCAACATTTGTTTCTGGATTAATCATTACTGCAAGTCCACCTGATCCACCACGAATATTTAATTGATCATTTGGTTTAGATCCAGATAATACATAATATGCAGCAGCATTAACTGGTACCTGTTCTCTTGTTTCACTAAACTCTAAGTTTCCAATGATTCTCATTCGTGTACCAAAATGCTTATACTTATTATCTAATGCTTTGTATTGGTATGAAACAAAATCTAAAGGTGCTTCTGTTGTGCTAAAAGATGGTCCCGCCATAACTAATGCAGATGACTGAACTGATCCAGCCTGGGTAGATTTGTTTGTATTATTTTCAGATTCATTTACATATGAATAAGATAGGAAGTTTTTAATTACACCAGTCCTTATTGTTTCTTTTGCTCTAAGATTGTTTGGTCCTGCTGGTGCACTTGTTATTAATCCCTTTGATGAAATAGCATTGTTATTTAGAATATCTCCAGTTGTTAAACCAAATAAATGTTTTGAAACCATATTTATGCCTCGCAAATAAGCGTTATCTTTCCATTGTGCATTTAGACCTGCATCATGTTGAACGATAGGAGTTCCAAACTGACCACGGCCATGACGTGCAACCTCTCCATTTCTCATACGAGTTACATCATTTACAACTTCATATTTTGGTTCGGCATATATTCTGACAAGTCCTGTAGGATATATTTTTCCATTAAATGCTAATTTAGACATATAGTCCTGATACTCTTGATTGTTGCTTATCCAAACAGTTCCTATTGCACCTACAGTTTGTGTAGAATATGAAAACTTTCCATTGTTGTCTTCTCTTAATACCAGTTTATCTCCGCCAGGGATGTTATATTGAACTGCATCAAATCTAATTATTTCTCCATTTGCATAAAAATATCCATTATGTCTTCCAAGCCAATATACTGCTTCACCTAAATCAATAACATTATTTATTAATTTATTTCCAACAACCACTGGAACTTCTGCTGTTAAGTTAGAACTTAATGGTATGGCTGCTAAGTTAAATGATGACTGACTGCCAACTTCATTATTAATTGATCTCACTCTTTGGTCTCCAGTAACTTCCCAAAGTAGTGCTGGTTTATATATCCAACTTTTTGCAGCCACCTCATTGTCAATCATTGACGCTTGTTTAATACTTCCATAAGATCTTTGTATATATCTAGAGTCATAGTTAATAGTTCCACCATTATAGATATTTCTTTCTTCAGAACTTATCTCCATAATATTTGTTAGTTTAATATTTTTGTTATTATTTTCAATTATTCCAGTGTCTACTAAATCGTCTGTTCCATAAAGTGTTATATCTGTTGCTCTATCATCTTCTGATGGCAACATATAGTTTTTGCTCATCATAACAAAATTATTATACTCATCAAAAAACATTGCAGTTTGAGTTGAGATAGCAAGATCATTTAGTATTTCTGCTACAGTTTTATCTGGCGGTATATAGAAAAATGGAATAGTTAATTCTTTTTCCCCACTTACCCTTTTGAATACATAGTTAGAAAATCCGACAGAGTCAAGCAATAAGCATATTGCATAACTTAAGGATACGTTTGTTACCAACATTTCTGGAGCCTTTACAGACTCAAAATAAAAGAATAAGTCTCTAAGGGTTAGTGAAACAGTTCTGTCTGTGTAAGAAAAAGATGGAAATCTTTCAGAATACATTGTCTTAATTGGAACAAAATAATCATATCCATCTACATTAACTGTTACATCATACATTTTTATCTGTATGTTATGAGATGTATAGTCTTTAATAATGCTCTTTGGATTATTAGGATTAAAAGAATTATC